ATATTAACACTTATAATCCAACAGTAACTAATACTGCTGGAACATTTAGACTAGATACGGGCAATCAAATTATAGGAGCTATACAAGGTAAAGATTATATCTTTGTACTTACAGATGTTGCAGCTTATGTTATTCAATTTGTTGGCCCTCCATTTACATTCTCTGTAAGACAAGTTGGAACGAATTGTGGATGTATTGGTCAACATGCAATGGTGTTTGCGCAAGGCGCTGTATTTTGGATTGGCTTTGGTGGTGGATTTTTTGTCTATGACGGAACCGTTAAACAATTACCATCTTTAGTTGAGGACTTTGTATTTACAACAACAGATGATAATTTAGGATTTAATTATGATGCAAGTCAAATAACTTCTGCATTTCATAATTCATTATATAATGAAGTGGGTTGGTTTTATGCAAGTGCCAAAACTTCAGCAACGGTATCAACACCTTCCACACAGATAAATAGAAACGTAGTTTATAACTATCTTGAAAACACTTGGACTACAGGATCATTATCAAGAACAACTTATGAAGATGCAGTGTCTTTTGATTTACCTTATGCGACAGAATTTTATTCAACTAACACTCCGACATTTCCAACAATTAATGGTGTAACTAATTCTTATGGAGCAACTAAGTATTGGGAACATGAAACTGGTGTTAATGAAGTTTCTTTTGCAGGAGTTGAAACTGCAATTACTTCATATGTTCAATCTGGAGATTACGATATATCGGAACAAGGTTTAGGTGGAGATGGTCAATTAATAATGCGTGTTAAACGATTTATTCCAGACTTTAAAAATTTAGAAGGTAATGCAAAAATAACTTTATTCTTTAGAGATTATCCGGCTAATGCTAATTCAACCCCTTCAACAACACCACCAACTATTACCGGACCATTTACAATTACATCATCAACTGATAAGATAGACACTCGTGTTAGAGGAAGACAAGTAAGTTTAAAAATAGAGAATGATGCTGTTGATGAAACTTGGAGATACGGAACTTTAAGATTGGACATTGAAGCAGGAGGAAGAAGATAATGGCAAAGATAACAACATATATACCAGAACCTACACCTGAGTATGATGTAGCTAATCAAAGACAAATTTTAGAATCAATTAACACACTTAAAGATCAATTAAATTTTTCTTTTCAAAAAGATTTAAAAGATGAACTAGAAGCATTTAGCTGGTTTATATTTAGTGGACCTAGTACGTAAATGGCTATCAATTATAAAAATCAAGGTTACGATTTAACCACAAGTAATTTAACTACGGTGTTAAATATTAACACATCAAGTGTTGCAATTCTAAAAGAAATATCTGTTGCAAATGATCATAACGCTGCAGTTACAGTTGATTATTTTTTTCATGATGCTTCTACATCAACTTCATATAAATTTTATCACACTAATGTGCCTGCTAATTCACACGATAATGCGGTACATAATGCACTCGTGTTAGAAGAAGGAGACTATTTACAATTTCAATCAAATAATGCTAATAAAATATCTGGACAAATATCTTACGCTCTGTTAACAAGGACTGGAGAAAATGGATAATTTAAATAAGACAGAAGAATTTATAAAAAGTAAAAAGACTGGAAAGAAATATAAAACAATGGAAGATTTTCTAAAAGAAAACAATATAGAAGATTTACAAAAAGATGTGTCTATAACAATATCAAAAGGACTAGATTTATTTCAGAAAGTAATGAACAAAAAATGAATCCAAGAGGTGGAACGGAACTTCAAATGGAGTTTCTAGAAAGATATGCAGATAAAAAGTTATTAGATCAGGTACAAATTTGCACTTCTATTCCGGGAAAAATTCCATTACATCCAACAAAAATTAATATCCTTTGGCAACAAAATTCATACGATCAAACAAATATAAATCCTTGGTTTCAAAATAAAGATAATCATGACAAATATGATTGGTATGTATTTAACTCTAATTGGTGTTATGAAAAGTTTAGAATTGCATTTGATATTCCAACACATAAATCTGTAGTTATTAAAAACGCATTTGATAAAATAGAACCTAGAAATTTAGATTATAAAAAAGGGGATCCTATAAAATTAATATATACTTCAACGCCGTGGCGAGGTTTAAATGTATTACTTGCGGCTATGCAATTGATTGAAAATCCATTAATTCATTTAGATGTTTATTCTTCAACACAAATATATGGAGATGGTTTCAAATCAGCTAATGATGATAAGTTTAAAGATTTATATGATCAAGCAACTAAAATTCCTAATGTAACTTACATAGGTTATAAACCTAATGAATTTATTAAAGATAATTTAAAAAATTATCAAATGTTTGCTTATCCTAATATTTGGGAAGAAACATCTTGTATTGCAGCAATAGAGGCAATGGCTGCAGGTCTATATACAGTGGTTACCAATTATGGTGCTCTATATGAAACTTGCACGGATTTTGCAGTTTATACTCCTTATGAAAAAGATTTTGTAAAATTAGCTAAAACATTTGCATCGGTTATTGAAACCGTTGCAACTCATTTACATGATAATCACATTAAAGAACATTTACAATTACAGATAGATTATATGAATCGATTTTACTCATGGGAGAAGCGAACTAAAACTTGGAATAGATTTTTAGAAGGGATAGTAAATGCAAGACTCAAGTAGACCTATTTGGCTTAAAAAAATAAAAAGTCAAAATGAATTAACTGCTCATATGGGTCACCCTACAACTAGATTGTATGTGGCAACTCCTGTGCACAGTGAATGTTCTATTCATTACACACAAGCATTATTAAAACTTCAACAAGTATGTATGATGAATAATATTATGATTTCTTTTTCATTATTGAAATCATCTTTAGTGACACAAGGTAGAAATTTATGTGTATCTAATTTTTTAAATGATCTTAATAATTACACTCACTTATTATTTATAGATTCAGATATTGATTTTAGTCATGATACGATTTTAAAATTATTAAAATTTGATAAAGAAGTAATCTCTGTTCCTTATCCAATGAAGACTATTAGTTGGGAACAAATTTGGGAAAAAATACAATTAGGAGTTATAAAGAATAAAGATGATTTAATGAAAGCTGGTCATACCTTTCCAATAAAAATGGATAACGTAATGAAATCAGATACAAAAGAAATTACTATTGTAAGCGGAATTATAGAAGCTTCGCACGTGCCCGCGGGATGTTTATTAATTAAAAGACAAGTATTTGAAAAAATGATAAAAGCTTATCCTGAAGATGTTATAGATCAACCTACCGTTTTAAATGGAGAAGTTAAATCTAATAAAAATATGTATAATTTTTTTGATACCATTCATGATAAAGTAAGTAAAAAATACTATGGTGAAGATTTTGGTTTCTGTAAAAAATGGACAGAAATAGGTGGTAAATGTTATGCTTACGTTGAAGATAACATATCTCATGTAGGAGAATATCAATACAAAGGTAGATTATTAGATAACTTACAAATATCTAAAACCGTTGACGATACCGATAAAAACAAGTAAAGTGTACGTTTTCAGGACTCTGTGCCTGCCTTATTAACTATTAAATTATGACAATATCAAAGGCACAAATGTATAGACAATTATATCAAATGGGTGGCATAGGAACATTACCAATGGATTATGGTCAGCCATTACAAGTTCCTCAACAGCCACAACCTAATTTTTATTCAGCACAAAATATTACAATGAATCCATTATTAAACTATGGTCAAACACCTTTAACAATGGCTGGTGGTGGAATATCTAGATTAGGTTATCAAGAAGGTGGAATGGAAATGATGGAAGATCAAGCTATGATGCAACCACAAATGCAAGACCAAGCTATGATGCAACCACAAATGATGGAACCTCCTTTACAAGGAATGGAGTCTCCACAAGTAGATATTAAAGACCCACAACAAGCTTTGGAAATTATTATTCAAATGTTAATTGCTCAAGGTATTCCTCCAGAGCAAGCAAGACAAATTGCATTACAAATGGTTCAAGCAGTTGCTCAAGGTGGTATGCAAGAAATGTCTGATGAAAGAGTTGAAGTAAGATTTGGTGGAAGAATTGGATATGCTGGAGGTGGAATTGGAAATTTAATTAATAGACAAGGATATTTTGTAGGTAGTATTGCTAAAGCAATTTCAGGAGCTGTTAAAGGAGTTACAAGCGCAGTTAAATCAGTGGCTAAAAGTCCTATTGGAAAAGCAGCATTAACAGCTGCTGCAATATATGCAGCTGGTGGTGGTTCATTTTTTGAATATACTCCTTTTAAAGGAGCAACTTCTGGATTTGCTTTTTCAAATCTTCCAGGGGCTTCTTTTCTACCTAAAGTATTTGGAACACCAGCAGATGAATTAGGTTATGGTGGTATTAAAGGTTTTCTACCTTCTGTATTTTCAGGGGATTTTACTGGTGCTGGAAGATTAGCTATGGAAGGAGTAAGAAATATTGGAATTGGAAATTTAATATCAGGAGCAACAGGTTTTCTTGGAGGTACGTTAGCAGGGGGAGTACCTCAACAACAACCAGGTGAATTAAATGAAGATTATCAAGCAAGAGTTAATCAATATAAAGCACAGTATTCTCCATTGTTAAATCCAACAATTCAATATCCTGGTAATCCATTTTATACTCAAATGGCAGCAGATGGAGGAAGAATAGGTTATCAAGGTGGAGGTATCGGTGATTTAATATCTCAAGTTACTAAACAAGAATTTTTTGGAACACCAATGATGGCTAATGGTGGAAGAATGCAATATGCAATGGGAGCAGAGGTTCCAACAAGACAAAATCAAGTTGGAATAACAGAATTAGATTATAGAGAAACCGGTGGATTTGTTCCTCCAATTGGTATAAAAGAAAAAGCAGACGATATTCCTGCAATGTTATCCAATAATGAATTCGTATTTACTGCTGACGCTGTAAGAAATGCAGGTGGTGGTAATGTTAATAAAGGAGCACAAAGAATGTATAATTTAATGAAAAATCTTGAAGCTGGAGGATCTGTATAATGGCTGAAATTCAACAAACACAAGTATTACCAGCACCATTTATACAAGCTGCTGCAGAACAATACTTACCACAACTTGCACAAGCAGTTGGTGGTATTAAAAGTTTAGATGTATCTAGATTAGTCGGTCCTCAATTTGTAGCTGGAATATCTCCTCTACAACAACAGGCCGAGCAACTAGCAACGGGATTAGGTGGATATCAACCTTTCTTACAAGCTGCACAAGCTGCAACACAACCACAGGCATATCAACAGTATATGTCTCCCTATCAACAATCTGTTATAGATGAAACTTTACGACAGTATGACATTCAAGCACAAAAAGGTTTACCAGGACTTGCAGCTTCAGCTATAGCACAAGGTGCTTTTGGTGGTGCAAGAGAAGGAATTCAAAGAGCAGAATATCAAACACAGTCAGATTTAAATAGAGCATTATTACAAGCTAATCTATTACAACAAGGATATGGTCAAGCTACATCAAGAGCTCAACAAGAATTCTTAAATCAATTAAATTTAGCGGGACAAACGCAAGGATTTTTAGGTTCACAAATATCTGGATTAGCTACATTGGGTGCTCAACAACAAGCTCAACAACAAGCTTTATTGAGTGCTCAACAACAACTTGCACAAAAACAAGCTTATCAACCTTTAGAAGCTGCACAAATTTATGGAGCTGGTATTCAACCTTTAATAGCTGGATACCCAGGAAGAGAAACAACTACACAACTTCCATCCCCAACTCCATTACAAACTGCATTAGGAGCTGCTTCAACTTTAGCTGGAATATACAAAGCATTTAATCCAACACAACAAAGTCCAATTAATATTTATACACAAGGTGCTATAAGATAATAATTATGTCTAAAATACTTAAAAGACCAATGTTTAGAATAGGAGGTGCTGCTAATGATGGAATTATATCTATGGCTCAACCTAGAAAAAACTATCAAACTGGAAGTTATGCTCAAAAAATAGAAGAACTTATACCTGCATATGAAGCAGCTCTTGGTCCTGGAAGAAGTGCAAGTGATAAACTTTCTGATTTATTAATTAAAGGTGGATTAAATTTAATGTCTGCAAGACCAAGAGGAGGTTTTCTTAGCACAGCTGCTGAAGCATTTAAAGAACCAGCAGAAAAATTTTTAAAATCAAGTGAAGCTGAAGAGGCACTTAAAAGACAAATTCGTTTAGCAGCAACCACTCAAGCTATATCTTCTGTAGATGCTGAAAGACTTCAAAGAATGAAACTTGAAGCTGATTCTGGAAAAGAAACTGAAATGAGAAAAAAAGAATTAATGCAACAGTATGCATTGAACTATACGGAGGCAAGTAGATTTCA